GCAAGAAACTCCTTATTATTAACGTAATGTTCTGACCTTTTTCTTTTGGTCATAATTGCTGTAGTTATCATTAGGGTAACTCATAATATGTATGAATTATAGCATTTTTACAAATGCTTGACAAGTAGCAGAAATATGTGTAGAATACCTTTGTCTGGGTTAAAGATGAGGCTTAGCTATCTTTAAATAACTTCTCTAAGATCTCTTTAGCATCATTGATGTTAGAAATATAACCCATGTTTCTGTTCAGTTTTGTTTGCTTTGTCTTTACCTTTTCAGATTGTCTAATGTAAGACTGGTAGAGAGTGATCATTTCAATATCGGAAGATTCACTCATTGTAAGGATGTCATCCATGTTCAGAATGAACATGTCTTCAGTGGTTGTTTTTAACCATGGTTCTAGTTTGTATCCCATGATTCCCATTCTTCCTTTAATTTCAGAAATGATAATGGGATTTGATACTAAAAGAAGTGTTCTGTCTTCCTCTTCGGTAGCTGCTACCTTAGCGAAGATTTCTTCTCCGGTTTTTAATTTGAGTGTTGCATAAAAATCGTCTTCGATCATATCTTTAATTTAATTGTGATTATATCATAGTTAAAATTTTCTTCATTGTAGATTTTTACTCTTTCAATAAAATGATTTAAAGTATAGTTTTTTCTTGATTTATATGTACAATCGTCAGAGATGTCGTAGAGTACTGCTTCAGATTTATTTTTTCCCTTTCTAAGTACTCTTCCAATCGATTGTAAATTTCTAATTCTCGATTTACTGGGTGAAGCGAAGATAACATTGTGGAGTCTTTTAATATTAATACCAGTAGAAAAAGTTCCATAAGAGGCAACGATAATAGCGTTGTTTTCCCTTTCAGTAATTTCTCGAACTAACTCTCTTTCTTCAGTATCAACTCCGCCATGCACAAAAAATACCTTTCGGTCATCACGCTTGTCATTATTTATCTTTTCATAGAGTACTGCTCCATGGGCTTCGACTCTTGCAAAGAGAACAAGTGTGTTTCCTTTAAGGTCTAGTGCAAGGTTTTTAATAAATTTATTTCGTTGTTCATGCGATATTAAGTATTGTATTTCATCCTCATAGGTTTCGAATTTTTGTGGAGGATGCTTTAGTACCAAGCAACGAATATTGAGTTGAGAAAGATGTCCTTGTCTCATCAACTCTTCAGTTTTAGTTACCTTATATGATGGACCAAACAATCCTTCCAAAACCCACTTGTGAGTTTGAGTTCCATCCAATGTTCCAGTAAAACCAAAGCGATATTTTGCATGGTGTAATTTTGTCATTATAGATATTAATGACTTACTCTTAAAGAGATGAGCTTCATCTCCGATGATTACATTGTAATCTTCAAAGAATGATCGATCCAATTTATAAATTGATTGCCAAGTAGTAATTGTAATTGGATGTTCGTTAGTTTTTTCTTTTCCTGCGTATATTTGGTGACAGCATGACTCAACATCCATCCCATAATCATGAAAGTCCCCGTATAGTTGACTTACAAGACTGGTCGTTGGAACGACTACAAGAATTTTTTCGTTCCTATCCATATAGTAGCGCACGAGGGCGTAAATCATCAGCGATTTACCTGACGCAGTGGGACTTATCAGCAACTTTCGATTATGTCGTAGGGCATCATATACTCCCTCAATTTGATAATCCCGAGGAGTATGTGAGCATATAGAATTCATATAATCTTTTACGCCTTCATATGATATCAGTTCGTTAACTTCAAATGGAAACCCGTAAAATTTATTATCTTCAAAACGATAAGTGTATCCGTATTGCTCGCAGAAAGATACAATCTTATCTAAAAGACCCACATAGATTTGTTTGGATCTCATATCAAACAGATGAATTTCTCCATTCCAATTTCTGCCACGATACTGTGGCATGAACTTTGCATTAGGAACGTCGAATTTAAAATGATCCCTTAACTCATATTCGATATGAGGTTCAGTTTGAATCTTTAAAAAGACTTCATTAGATTTAGATATAACAAGATTAGCTGCGCTCGTATGAATCACATCTTTCCATTCATCTTATTAATATTTATTAACCCAGTCCAGATTGGAATCTTATGAATTCAATTGCATTCTTAATTTGATACGTTCGATTTCCAACTTGCTTCAGAATACTTTCAATATAAACAAGCATTGTTTCATAATAATCAATCTTCAAACAAACTTGAGATAGTTTTTGATCTGCATCGAGATACTTCTGCATCGTTTCTTTATCTCGAATTTTTTTAGGGAACGGACTATCAATATAAACTTCTGGATCTGCTTTACCAGAATAATACTCATATCTTTCATGACGAATATTTCTCTTTTGCTGTTCTGCTTTTTTTCTTAAAAGTAAAATGTTATTATAAAGTTCAAAATATTTTGCATGGAGTGTTGGGATGTTTAAAGATTCTGTATGAAGATTATCCACATCAATCTTTGAATCTTCCTCCCACATTCTTTGTATAGTGTCAAGGTCAAAACTCATAGTTTATTTCCATTCATATCAGTTATATCATATACAGTATACTTGAAAGTTACCTCCGCAGTCAAATATTCAATATCAGTGTCAGTTGCATCAAACTGTAAATTAGATATTGAATATGGCCAAAGATCTTTAAATTTTAATTTAAAATTTGGTTTACTTGAACTTGTCAATACATGAAGAGTTCCATCTGAATAGATGTTCATCAACTTTGTATCACTTGTGTCAACATATTCCTGTTGATTCTGTAAGGCATAGATTTCTTGTAGACTTTCTGGAAATCCGAGTCCACGAATCCAATTCTGAATCTCCATATAATTCTCAAGATTTTCATCAACTAAAAACCTGAGCGTTAAATCATCAAACTCAATCTTATCGCCAGGAGTATCAATGTTCTTGAGATATGATGGTTGCACCGCAATCCCTAAATTGAGACCAGGAATGTTTGCAGAGTTTGAAAAAAATGCAACCTTAGGTGATCTATTTAATGTAAACTTAAAACCTACGGGAGATAAAAAATTTCTATTTTGTATCTGCGTAGAAAATGCGTTTCCAGTAGCCATTTTTATTTCTATTTAGAATAAAAAAGGGACCCTTTCGGGTCCCCAGTATAACCTTTGTGAAATGGATCACATGAGGTTCTTAACTGCAACGCGACGATAGTAGCGGTTGCTGTTAACACGCAGTCTTCCGAGACCCTGGTTTGTACCTTCAGCGAATGGGTTGGCAACAATACCGTAACGGGTCTTGAAGCCGATTTTTGGCTGGAAGGAGTTCTCACCAACGGCACGAACCATTTGGAGAGGAACATATGGGCAATAGAAGAGACCTGCATCATAAGGCGAAGAACCCTTATAACCAACAACGTAGTACTGGTTGGATCCTTGTGCCAGACCGCTGTTATCAGCAGCCAGGTTTGCCGAATATGGGTCGATATATACGCGATACTTACCTTGGATTGTACCAGCGAAGGTGTTGCCGGTATCATCAACGTTCAGGTTAGCGTTGAGTGCAGGGGTGTAATCGAGAACACCAGCCATGGTCAGTGCTGAAGCAACGTCAGCAGAGCACATGATGATGTTGCCCTTGCCGCGACGAGTTCTCTGAGCGATTCTGTTTGCATCTCTTTCGATTTGGAACAGAAGACCCTTGAACTTTTCAACGGACCAACGACCGTTGGAGTCGATGTCGAGGTCGAATACACCAGCGGTAGCGGTGTTTTCTACAGCACCTTGCTCAGCAATCTTGTAGATGGTTCTGATAACTTCGCGGTTGATTTCAGCAAGAATCTCGGTTGAGAGAATGTTTGCTAATTCAGCCTCAGCATTCAGACCGTGGATTGCCTTGAGGTCTTGAGCGAGCTCGAGTGAGTACTCAGCCTTCAGTGCGCGTGACTTAGCAGTTACAGTGACTTTCTCGATCGAGAATGCCATCTGGTTGAAAGCGTTGCTTCCGCTATCCAGATTCTCAGCATCGCCAGTTGGCATACCTGAACCTACGTTGTACGCGGTTGAGGTTGCAGTACCAACAGGGTTCAGGATTGAAGGGTTGGTGCCACCCTGAGCAGTTGTACCGATACCAGCAGCAGCATCAGCGAAACCACCAGTAACATCGAATCCAGCATCTTGACCAGAGAATGCGGTATCAACTTCGTTGAAGAAGGTCTCAGAACCGCTCTGGTTGTTGTAGCGGGAACGCATTGCGAAGATGAGTCCAGTAGGACCACTCATTGGTTGAACGCCAGCCAGGTCATAAGCGACCAGATTTGGCATTGAACGACGGATCAGCGAGATCAGAACTGGGTCGAAACCAGCGGTAGGACCAGCAGCAGCAGATCCACCAGTGAAACCACCAGTACCGGTTGAGTTGGTTGGTGATTCCATCAGGCTCATGCCTGAGGAGAATGATGCTTCCTCACGGAGGAATTTTTCTTGGTTTTCTAACAGGACGGCGGTTACCGCTCTACGATGGGAATCTTTGATTTGATCAAGACCCTCATAGTTGAGGAGTGGTGCCCACTTTTCCTGCAGATGTTCTGCGTTGAACATTTGCGTGTACCTTTGTGAATGTTTGCGTTTGATTAATCTTAAATTCAGTTTTTAGCAACTGCTTGAAGCGTTCTCAGATATGCAGCCATTGGACCTGAAACGGATTCAGGTGACTGGTCTACACCCTCAGAGAGAGTTTCAGTGTGTGCCTTTGGAGTTTTATTCGCTGGGAAATATGATTCCTTCAGCATCTCCAGTTTTTCACGATATTCTTCCTCACTTTCAAACTCAACACTTTCGGCAAGTGAAGCGAGCTTTTCTTTCTGAGTAACAGCAAGTCCCTCAGAAACTTGATCTAAAATCCCATCAGCAACCGACTCTGCGAGACGCTTGTTAAGGGAAACGTTTTTCTCAATTTGCTCGTTGAGTTTTGTCTCCATTTCATCAAGTTTTTCTACCATGCTCTCTAAAACATCATATTTATCTTCAGGGATTGAAACATAATGATCTTCAAAAAGTCCTCTCATTCCTTGGAGGAATGATTCGGTCATTTCGGTCTTAAGACCGTGCTCAATTGCGAGTTCGTTTTCTACGAACCACTCTTCTGAAACGTATTCGAGATAAGCATCGACACGCTCAGCGAGTGCTTCTTTGATAACTTCTACTTCTTCTACAAGTTTTTGCTCATATTGAGCTTCGATTGCTTCTTTAATTTCAGCAACCTTAGACTTCAGAGCAGCTTCAAAGATGGTCTTTGCTTTTTCTTTGAAACCTTCGGAGAGTTCTTCTCCACCGAGGAGTGCATTTACATCATCTTCGATTTGGAATGACTCTTCCATCTCTTCTTCCTCTTCCTCTTCTTCCTCTTCTTTTTTGCTTTCTTTCTTTTCTTCTTCGTGCTTAGCTTCTAAGAGTTCTTCTTCATCCTCTTCAACTTCTTCCTTCATACCTTTCATAGGATCGGCAGACTTAGCACCCTTATTGACAACATCTCTGACTTGCTTCAGAGTTGCACCAGGAGTCTTCAGCTTTGCTGAATCATCATCGGGGCGATAGTTAGAAGGATCTGGACCACCAAGATCTTCTACATGTCCAAGTTGTGTACCTGGATCTACCATATGAGGCATCGATTCCGCTGCCTTAGCATTTGCATTTACGGCAGTTTTGGATTGTGTAGTGCCTACTTCCATTTCTTGTAATTGTTTGCCACGAGACATTTGAACTCTCCGTTTAACCTTTGGTTATAAACTATATTTATTTATAATTTGACAAATTACAGATTATTTAA